TATGAAAAAGGAATATCAATCCACATAACAAAACTAAAGATACCATCATGATAATGAATTGGATTAAACTCTGTCTTCTTTTGATAGTTAACCCACATGGTACCAATATCAATAGCAGCATTTGAAGTGTTTACCCTCATCGAGTCAAGATAATTCCACTGTTCGTTATAATGCTGAACATTGCGATGAATATAATCTTTAACTTCTTGATCAAGTAATTTGGGATTAATGTACCACTCTTCCTCTAACTGTCCAGCAAGTGCTTCATTCTGAGATTTTCCAAAGTCCTTTGCTGCAGAACATAGACTGCGAACCTTTTTTAAGACACTATCGGGCATCTCATCAATGACATACCCATAGTTAGGAAATTCTATCTGCTTCATTTAGTGGGTCTAATAGGTTTTGGATTAACCTTAGTAGTTGTCTGATTTTTGATGAATTCTGTGAGTTCTGGAGTCTCTTCCCAACTCCATTCTTCTTCACGACCTTTCTTATCGATTTTAGTGAATGTCTTCTTCATTGTTATATTCCTCTAGTGTATCAAGTAAAAATGTTGAATCGATGAGATTATCTATACCAGCAAGCATATCAGCAATGTGCTTACTAACATAAGGTTTCTCACTTCTTGCAGCGAATGCTAATGCATTACGCATATGTGATTGTGCTTCTCGTAGAGATTCTTCTACGGTTTTAGTGAGGGTCATACTTTTGAATAACTGAATAGACGATAACAAGTGTTATCAGGGCAATACAAATGATTGGTAAAAGTAAGTGCATAACAATTTTATGGTCGTGCATTCATTTTACCTAATTTTATCTATATTGTCAAGTATCTTCTATTTCCTCAACGTCCTCTAGTTCAGTTATCGCATCAACAGGAACAGGATTCCCATTAATACTATACCAGTGTTGATCAACACCAATACTATCGGGTTTAACACCCAGATATTGAAGTTCGGGAAAATTGTATTCACGTATCATCGCTTGTAAGCGATAGTGCATTAATTCAGATTGTGTTGGCATTAGTCGTAACCCATGTGTAATCGTAACTGGAATCGTGTTCACCCCATGCACCTAATGGTACAATATTAAATGCAAGAGAACTTCTTGGTTTATCATTATTATGATTTAATACTTGATGTTGAAGATAACTTGGAAATAATAACAATAAACTAGGTGATGGTGTAAATGTATATGTTGTAGAATTTAATTGATTGTAATTTTCAATATCATTATTCTCAAAAGAAAAATCAGATAAAACTGTATTGGGACTATCAAATAATATTCCACCAGTTCCCATATCATATTCTTTTTGAAAATAATATACTCCACTCCAAAAACTATTCTTATGTCTATGGAGTTGAGATCCTTCCCCTCTATTACATAGAGTAACCCAAGATGTAGTTATTGCATAATTCCTTTTCTTATATCCAATTACTTGTTCAGCAACAGAATTAAATTTATTCAATAAAATTTCTCTAGTTTTTGGAAATCTTTCTAATACCCTTATATTGGATCGTTCTATATCACCATCTTCACTACGAGAGCATGGTGCATCATAATTATTATTTTCTAATAATTCACTAGTATCTTCTTCCACATTCACCTGAATAACAGGTGAAGGGAATAGAGGAAAAACATTATAATTCATAAAATTTAATCTCGTTGTCTCCAATCATCAGATCTTTCTTGGTGGAACCAGTCTACCACATCTTCTGGAGATCCGAAACCCCTACGGTGATTACTTGAATCGGGGTCTCCAATATTCAAGTTATTCAGAAAAGAATCTGTAGGATCTGTACTCAGTCTCCTTGCTTGATTTAACATACCTCTTGCTGAAGTATTTGCTTTTGCCAATTTTTGTGCCCATATCATATCATCTATAGTTACTTCCGTACCAGCAGCGATAGACTTGCATATGCCTTCTAAACGAAGGCGGTATTGAGTTGATAGCATATTTGAATTCAATTCCCAAATATTTAGAATAAAAAAGGGAGTCCGAAGACTCCCTGTTATTATATCAAATTAGACTAGAGTGTGCAACTTAGAAGCTGTACTTAAGTCCTGCTTTTGAACCGTATCCACGGTCAATGTTCTCGTCACCTGATCCAACGAAACTAACTTCGCCGTATACGCCAAGTCCTTCAGTTAGACTTGCACCGATACCTGCCTTACCAGAAGGAACTGTATCTCCGTCTGCACCGTCAGGAGCAGTTACTGTAGCACCACCTTGTACGTAGTATGAAGCAGTTTCGCCAAGAGAACCATCCCAACCGATGTGAAGGTCTGTATTAGTTCCAGTATAATTAGTACCAGTCCAACCAGAGTTAGCTTCAACATTCACGTATGGACCAGCAAAAGCTGCACCAGCGAGTAGGAATGGAGATGCTGCTATTGCAGCGATTGTTGATTTGATAGACATGTTTGTTTTTACCTTTAATTTACTTGCGGAGTGATTACCCGCAGATGAAGAATCGATTAACGATTGCTTGAAATGATAACACATGATGCAGTTGCGCGTCAAGTGGGTTGTCCGAGTAATTGAGGGAGTTCCCGATTGCTATATTAGTAATTTATCACTATAGACCCCCAAAAGTCAAGGGGCTTGTGCCAGTTGGTTAATGAGTATATCTCATGAGACTCATAAGTTCTGCTTATCAATCATCCTCTAAATCATCGTCTTCTCTTCTGAATACTAGCAATTCCTCTCCATACTTGACTCCTTCCATTTCTGGATGAGGTGCGGGTAATACGGTCTTATTTCTTCTTCTAGGGTTATTGACTTCGTTAAAATCTTTAAGTGTTGATACCATCATAGTATACATGAATGCAAATGTTGCTCCCATGAGGCTAACAAACATTATCAAATATATTGTGACGGTAAGGTCGTTCATTTGCGTGTAATCCAGCGAGGTAGGTAAAATATTAGGAAAGATAATGTCCAAAAGGTTAGTAATGCCATTATGTGTAGTATTCTACTTGAGTTTACTATTAAACCAATAGTTACTAATCCCATCCAAGTATAGTCAAGTGTGCCATGGAATCTATACCATACATTAGCACCATACTTTTTAATAAATTTGTCTCTCTGTCTTGCGAACAACGGTGATACGTGTCGCATCATAACAAATCCTTCATTGAAGAACATGACGAAGAATCCAATCCAAAAAATCATAGTTTTTAATTAAGTAAAATTAATGCACCTTTAATGTTGACTGTGCCAGCAGCAGTGATATTTGCAGCACCACCTGCAGTAACTGAGTAATTCAATCCTGCTATGCTGTCAATAAAGTCTGCAGAGTTATACTTCTGTCCACCAATAACGGTCTTGACAGAGTATGCTGCGTCTCTTGCTTTGATCAATGGTGGTACTGGTACACCACCAGCAACAATATGTTGCTCTATACCACCAATCCACTGTTTATAGTCACCCATAATTGAGTGGTTGACGTGACCTGGAGAAACAATATTTTGTGATCCTCTAGGATCAAATTGGATAGCAGTTTGTTCACTGACACCAAATGTCATCTTCTGACCAGTAATAATCTCCTTATCGTTATCGGTAACTCTTTCAATAGAACCAGCATTCATGTATATAGCACCACCACCATCAGTTCCTGACTGGATATTAACCTGAGTTTTACCAATCAGTAATAATTCTTCGGATGCTTCTATAACAATCTTCTGTGCTCGGATGAATCTTTCACCACCTTTGGTTTGTTCAACATAATCACCCTCAACCAGAACATTTAATGCTTGACCTTCTTTATCATCACCTGCCATGAACTCTAGATCAGATCTATGTTCATGCTTTGCTTGATAACCCCAAGTATGAACACATAGTTTACCACTACCAGGTCCCTTCTCTTTGTTTCTTTGACCTGTAATAAGTTTAATGCATCCTAGACTATCTTGGACTATTGAACTGGCATCTGGTCCATCTATGCGTAATGCACCAGATATACCATCTGGTAATAGTCTCTCATATATCTCTGATTTTGTCAAACATCCTTTATGCCATGTTAAAAATTTAGGATTATCAGTTAACTCCTGTGTTTCATCTGGAGTTGTGGGTTTTGCAATCGTAGTTGCGTATTGAGATGCAGGTTTAGTCATTATGGGCAATCAACGTAACGACCAGTTCCAATCTTAGTAGAACCAATATTAGCAAGTGTTGGAGTATCTAGACATGCTAGTGATGGGAGTAATTTAGCACCATAACCTCCTCCACCTACAATAATAATCTCAGGGAATCTATTATAGGTAGTTACCTTATCAAGTGGTCTAGCACCAATAACAAATCCAGTCTCAGGATCAATGATTGCTTCTGCAGCATCTTTAACACCATCAACATAGATGGTTGGTTTTGAAGTATATCCTGCACCTGGTCTTATTACTGTGTAAGTATCAACGATACATCTCTTTTGGTTATCATCCTGTAAGTTCTTCTTATATCCATATCCAGGAGATTTAATTCTAATCTCAGTTAAAAATCCATCTTGATCTAATAGAGCAGTTCCTGTTGCACCAATACCTTCACCCACAATGAACACATATGGTGGTTCTGCCCATGGTGAACCAGGATTAGATACAGGAATATCAATAATACCACCATTATCATCGGTAATAATATCTGGTGTATCAACAGTTGGTTGAATAAATGGACTGGTTACTGTAGAAGGATCATCACCAACACCCTCATCAAAATCCTCAGTGGGAGTAGTAATAATAACATCAACAAAAGCACCAGTTCCATTAACAGTAAACCTTAAAATTTCTGCATCTTCTACAACTCCGTCTTCTTCTATACCGACTGTTGCAGAACCTTGATTATTATTAATAGTAAAACTACCAGTTGTACTGCCACCAATAATATCATCAGCATCAATACCATTACCAGTTAACGTGAAGTATAATCTACTTCCATTATCAATATTTTTAGTGAAGATATCATACCTAATAAACTCACCCTCTGGACATGTATTTCTATCAGCAGTAACACTAACTTGAGGTTCTAATGGGAGTCCAGTGTTATCATCAATATTATCATCATCAAGATCTTCACCGCCATCAGGAGCAATAACATCTGTAGGAGTACCAGTCACATCTTCTGTAAATGTTTCTTCAAGATCACTGAATGGATTGTTATTTGGTGATCGGTATGGATTTCTATCATCCTTTAATGCCTGTTCTGTAATAGTACAAATAGCAACATTCTTCTTAAATCTTGTCTCAACGTCAGAACCTTCCATTGGTGTGTTCTTTCTAATAATAACCATAAACTCTTCATCTTGTTCACGCTCAACTGATGTAAGAGTTCTTACTTGAATATCCTTAAACATTTCACCTGGTGCGAATCCTACAATATCATCAACAGGAAGATAATCAGTATTCTCTTCAGCAGTTCCCTGATATTTTAAAGTCTTGAATGTAACTGACGATGCTATTTCTCTATATCCACTACGAGTTACTCTGAAACGTGCAATATCACCTTCGTTTACAGTTACATCTTGAATATCGTATACAATTCTCTTATCTTGCTTAACACCTTTATTCTCACCAGGATCTGGTGTTGTTGAATCTGGAATAATACCAGTATATGTTCCACCTTTAGGAACACCACCAGTAAATCCTACAGTTGTTATACTTAAACTCTTACCTTTGAATGCATCACCACAGACATATTGAGTATAATCAGCACCTGTTGATGGGAATAGATTATCAATACTATCAAGTAAATTATCTAAGAAGTCACCTTCCTCTTTTGGTGTTGATCCTCCATTAGTACAGACCTGTTTAGTATCACTACATGATCTGTCTGGTCCTGAGCAAGTAATTCCTAGAAGACTTAATACCTTATTGATTGCTTGACCGATCATGTCAAGTGGTTTTGCTATAGCACCAAGAATAGATTGTAATGGACCTAAAATTGAATTTAGTAATTCAGTCATCAATGAATTGATCTTAGACATGATGCCATTAACTAATGCATCAACCTGACATGCAACAGACTGATAGATCTGTTGTATTAGACTCATTAGAATATTAGTTAACCATGCTTCCAATCTGTCACCAAGATCAGCAATAGAACAACCCAGTTGTTTTAGCAGGTTATTGAAGAACTCAGTAACAGGTGTCAATGCATTACCAGTATCATCAGGACGTAATAATGCTTTGATAAGATTTTTTACTGCTTTACTAATAGTCTCAATAACAAATCCCTTTATCCTAGCAACAAACTCATTAACAACAGTCATTGCTTTATTAACATAACCTCTCGCTAAGCTAATACTATCATAGAACTCACCAGTTGCTTTATTAACAAGATAAGTTCCAACATTACCATCATTAGCTTGTACTGCAGCAAGAAATTCTCCCATGATATTTGTCATCGATGACATCATATCTTCTTCATCACATTTCTCTGCTTTACCTTGACACCAATCCTCTGATTGTGGTAGACCATTCTTCAATGGTACAATTTTTGCTGGTGCTACTCCTACCCTCTCATTACCGTCTCCATCTTTTGTTCCATCAGATAGTCCACCAGTAGAAGTGTTCTTTCCTGTTCCTTTTTGAACTGGTATACCAACCTTCTGTATATTAAGTTGTCCGACTGCTGTAGTAAACGGTTTTGTTTCTGGTGTCCTTTCTACAAAGACTTTAGTTGCACCAGGTGTTTGACCAATAGAACCCATGATAATGGGTTTTTGTTTCTCAGTATCAATATAGAACCCCATCACCCAACAACCAATCTCTAGTTGTGGGTGTGCTCCACCACAATTACCAGGAATAAATGGTGCTGTAACAGGCATCATCACAGATGACCATGGCAAATCATCAGTCCCAAGGATTTCAGGATTGCCAGGATGATCCCCAACAATCCTTACCTTGAACCTGTAACCGCCTTTGTTGTTCTCTTCATCAGAAGCGGTTCCTTCAATTTGACCGACCCACCATTGGAAACCATCTTGTCCAATCCTTTGGGAAGGTATTAAATTTGATAATACCTGATCCATATTAATTAATCATCATAGACTAAGCACTCAGGCTCGTCTGGATGCTGGTCGCACCAGAGTTCTATTGTGTTAGGGTCGTGATGATCTCCTGCTTTGATTTCTGCTGCATGATGAGAAACATAGTCCTCTAAATCATGTAATTCACCTTCTATATGACGACGCATCTGTGGGTTAGTTGTGGGATCTTGTAAGATCTCTTGGTCTTTTTTGATATGGTCTTCTATGGTATTCATAGTAGATAGTTACCTCTGTTTTTATTTAGTGCCGTGGTTGGAATCTATATCACCGTAAGAATCTCTCATTAACCTTAGTGTAGTCACGAACCTTCCATTGGTAGATTCAGTAGAATTGTAAGTATGTGTGACTTCCTCAATCAAGTAGACTCCACTACTTTCTTGATCATATGGTTGATCGTTCGCTTGTACTGTTGGTACTTTATTAACAAGTTTGATATCAATCTTGTCACCTGCACATATTCCTGAATTACCAGGAATTACAATTTCAGCTAACTGATTCTTAAGCAATTCATAACGCATAAGAGACTGAGCAGCATAGTGTTTGTGAAAGTCACAAAATTCACTTGGATTTTCTGCTCCATCTTCTTCATCGTATGATGCAATATCGGGATCATTGTACCACGATTCATGATCCAGTATACTAGATATAATCCGAGTTGGGTAGTCAGACACCGTTCTGTCAGCATCTGCTGTTTTAATTATCGATGGTGTATTTTGAGATCCTAGGTGAGACATGCCTTTATAAGCATCCTCTAGACTATACATGAATTCGTGATATTGTCCAGTAGCATGATTGAAGAATACCATCAAAGAAGAATATTTACCTTTCCTTAATGATTTCATGACATCTACTTCAGACTTAAATACTGCCTGTGATATAGTATACCTATCATCAGAACCATCAGACTGATTTGCTGGTTTCTCAATATATTCTCCCCAAGTGTCCTGATCATTCTTTGATAGTAATTTGTCTACTGAGAAGAAATTAAATCCTCTTTTGTTTTCATAAAAGAAGAATCCAGCACTACCAGTAACCTTTTGTTTTTCATTCTTAGATTTAGTCTTACTATTTGTCTTTCCACCTTTTGCAATAGATTTAACTGAAATAGTAGAGGCAATATCAAAAGGTCTTCTATTATTAGGAAGTAACTTAAATTTGAATTCTGTTGGTTCAGAGAATATTTCTTTTTTAGTACCCAACTCATTTAACATTTCTATAATGATAGAATCACCAGTTCCGTTTAAGGGTTTAACCAATCTAGTATATTCATTATTCAATGCTTCTTCTGAAATCAAACCCAAAGTATATGCTTGAGTTTGATTCTTAGCATAACGATTGCCAATCTTCCATACTATTAGATCATATACAACTGGATCATCAGAAGAACTAGTCTCAACAATGACTCTAACAGTCTCCCCACCTTGAATAGGTAGATCGTTCAATAATCCAGCACTATCAGCAACAGTAAGTGTAGCAGCAACAAATGGACTATTTAAACTCTCAACATAAGAGAATGTATTAACCATCTGTTTAATCTCATATGCATTATTACTACCAACAGAAGTAATGGAAACACTTCTAAGAGAAAAATCAGTAATATTTTGGAATTCTTTTGTCATAAGTTAGCAATATTGATATTTTTATACATTTCTGTTCCAGTACCACTCATACTAATTCCAGGACTAACCCCATTAGGATTAACACCTTGTTGTTCTCCACCACCAGTAGAATAGTAATTATTAACAACAGTATTACCACCACCCTGTTTTTCATTCATAGAAACGGATGCAGATGTCGCAAGTACCTGATTTGAATTATCTGGTGTTGCAGATGTTATTAATGGAGTAGAAGAACTAGAAGATACGTTGGAATTATCTCCCATATTAACAATAGTGCTAGATTTTTTGTTAGAACTATTACTATTGATATATGTTCCACCATCTCCACCTGCCTTAAGATTATCTATTTGTTTTTGATATTCTTTTTTAGCTTCTGGAGAGGCAGCTCTCTTTTGAAGGAACTCTAGTTTCTTAATCTGTGTATCTCTAGTTTTCTCTATAAACTCTTTACTTGGTGCTTCACCCATCTTAAGAGTTTCTTTTATGCTACTAGCACTAACGTTTTTTTCAACAACATTCGTCAATGCATCAACTTTAGGGTCATTCTCAGTTTTAGACTCTCCACCAAATGCAGTCTCTGTTAATCCACCACCGTCACTAGTTTCAGCAACATCTTTCTTACCTCCAAATAAACCACCAAACCATCCACCACCATTTTCTTTATTAGCACCAGTTGCACTATCAGCAATACCACCACCTAGAGTTGCTCCACCAAAACCACCAAGTAATCCACCAAGGATACCACCAATAGCAGCACCAGGTACTGCACCAACTCCACCAAACAAAGCACCAATAGCAGCACCAGCAGCTGCACCACCCTTTGCTCCAAGTGCAGCACCACCAAGACCACCAGCAACAGATCCACCAGTACCTATACCTGCTTGTAAATTAGTCTGACCTTCTGATTTTCTACCAGCAAACTCCATGCCAGCAAATAGTGTATTAACAACGGCATTTCCTTTGCCCATGTTCAACAAACCTTTAGGTGGTTTAAATCCTTTCGGTAATGACAATCCTTTAGGTAATGACAATCCCTTTGGCATTTGGGGCAGTTTAAGACCTTTAGGTTTAAAGTTTGGTAATTTGGGAAGTTTTAAACCTTTAAAACCTTTATTAGGTCTAATATTTTTAACATTTGACGTAACATTAGGTCTATTAAATCTCTTGAATGGATTTTTAAATTTCCTTAATGGATTTTTAGAGTTTCTAATTCTATTTCCAGTTATATTAGGACGGCGACGAAGATTCATTAAGTCCAAACCAGTACCTAAGAGATCTAATCCACCACCAAGTAGTCCAGGTCCACCACCTTGAGATTTCTTTTTCAAGTCTGTTGATAAGAAATCAGATAAATTACTTCCTCCCTCTAATGATTTTTCTTCTTGTCTTGCTAATTGACGATTTAAAAGAGTTTCTTGTGCTTGTATAGACTCTTGAGATAGATTGGTATCATTCTTTATCTGATCTCCAGTAACGTCTACTAATTCTACAATTGCTGCTGTATTCCTATTCATTGCAGCAACGATCTCTGCACCAGAGTCAGAAGATCTCATATCACGCTGTTGCTTGAACTTAGAAATTCTCTCTTCGCTATCTATATTCCTCCACTTGCCCGTATCAGGATCTACTACCCTACCAGTCTGTGCCTCATGAAAGAGATTATCAGCACTTAATCCACCAACACCAGATATATTGGTAAAAGTACCACCCTTTCTAGACCTTGGTGAATTTGGATCTGTTGTATTATTGTAATTATTTTCTTTCTCATCAATGTTAGTAGGATTCTTACCTACTACAACCCTTTTTTCATTTAATTTAGTAAGACCACCTTTACCACCACCCAAAAGAGGTCTATTTGTGGATCCTGTTAATAGACCACCACCACTATCACTATCATGTCCATGCGTTACATCTACCCTACCCTTACCTAACCCTCTATAAGTAGTATCTCTCTTATTATCAAATAAACCAGCAAATTTCTTTTGGAAGTTATTCCATAATTTCTCTCCTTCCTTCTGAATCTTTTTCTCAAGCTTCTTCTGCAGCCAATTGGCCAAAGGACTTTCGCCGCTTACTGGGTCATAGGATAGAAAACCGTGTGCCATTACTGTTTTGCTGCTTTTTCTTGTTCTTGTTTAACCTGTTCTAGGTATTGCATGAGAAGACTAGTATAAACTTGTCTCTCCCATGGCATCATATTCTCAATTTCACTCAAATTGTATTTATGGTGCTGCATCAAGGCAAAATTTGTTTTATAGTACCCTTCCATTGTCATATGGAAGAGTGCTATCCGAAAAAATTGGTTAAACCCTGAATTCGGAAAGTATTATCAACACCTGTTTCTGGATTTTTAATAACAAATTCATGTTTCAGAACAGGAGAATCATCAAAGAATTTTCGTACATTCTCAAATTGCTTATTTGTCAATCCATCTAAGAATTGAACAAATTCTTTCTTAGAAGTAGTAGATGAGTCATATACCTCTTCACCATCATATATCTGATCAATACAAGATGCCATAATAGAGATTATATCGTCATTTGTCTGTTCTTTGCCAATAACCGAAACTTTAACAAATGCGTCAAATGATGGATATTTCATTATAATACCCATAGTGTCAGAAAGCATAATTTTGTTAGTATGCCCTTCTGGCTTGGTTACCTTAACATCGGTCAAATCAAGATTATACTTAACTTGAGTTTTTCCGTCATCTTCACATGTTAGGATCATTTCCACAACTTCGCCAACTGACACAGCACGAATATTGAGGAAAATGTACTCTAAGTCGAATATTGCTAAATCTTCAAGTTTTATACGAGATTGAATACAATTCTTTAATAGTATTCTAGTAGCATCTTCAATCTGCTTATCATCCTTAGATTCAAGTGCTAACAGTAGTAATTTTTCTTCTTTTACGACAAATGGTCTATATTTAAGTTTCTTGCCATTTGACGGAATTTCCAACTCATAAGTTGGTAGTGCAACCTTTGGTAACGCCATAATCTCTAGATCAGTTCATATTTATATTTAGCTCGACTTTTTGAAGCAAAAATATGCTGAGTATTTTTTTCGGGTTTTATGGAATTGAAAAGTTGAATTTGCTGACTATATACCCATTTTCATACCCATCATGGTAATGTCATTCTTTATCGTGTAGTGTCTCATGTAAGAAAACTGTGCTGTTACCTGGGTGAGCTGACTTGAGCCGAACTGTAAGGGTACAGCATCAATAGCATATGGATATCCTTTCTCTATAACATATGTTATGGGTGCTCTTTCTATAGGTGAATTACCACCACTCTCAGTTTTACTAATCAATATAGTAGATGCATACTCATCACGATATTTTAATCTAACTGTTCTATTCTCTGGTCTAAGTGAAGTTGTAGACAATGACTGTATCTCTCTTAATGTCTTTCTACTCACATTTGATCCTTCCTCATTAAAAATGAAATCTAACCAATCTTGTAAAAATTTCAATGAACTCATATTTGCATCACATAAGAATCCTAGTTGAAACTCTGTAAAGATTCTACTATGTGGATACTTAACCTGACCACTACCAACGTAAGATCCATTAATCTCACCTTGAGCTGTGTTTGTGTTTGGTAATTGTGCTTCATTACAGAACATTTCAAAGTAATCCGCACCTGAACCTGGTGGATTAATTGGTGGATTCGTAAACTTCACAACAAAATTATTGCTGAACGACATTCCACCGTTCGCTGACATTGTTGTTAACAGACGATCTATCGACACACTAAATACCTATGTTGGTCAATTTATATTTATGGCATATTCTGGGATTTATAAACCTATCAATCCCAAAAAGTATCGTGGAAATCCAACTAGAGTTATCTACAGATCACTATGGGAACGCAAGTTCATGGTGTTTTGTGATAACAATCCTTCAATAATGGAGTGGGGGAGCGAAGAGGTAATCATACCCTATCGTGCTCCCGATGGTAAAGTGAGACGATACTATCCAGACTTTTACATAAAGGTTCGTGAAAAGACTGGCGGTGTTGCCAAATATATTATTGAGATCAAACCAAAAAAACAAACTAAACCACCGAATGATAAAAATAAAAGAACTGCCTCATATAGAAATGCTGCTTTAACATACGCAAAAAACAAGACTAAGTGGTCAGCGGCACGTGAGTATTGTGAAGACAGGCAGATGAACTTCTTAATACTAACCGAAGATCACCTAGGAGTATGACAAATGGCAACTGGATTTGGCGCAGTTCAGCGTACCTCTGTAAACACACAACCAGGATATAAAACACTGTTTGAGAGAGTAAACGAACAAACAAAAGGAGAGAAGAAATCACTCTCTTGGTATAGATCTGCTGTAAAAGCAGAAGCTAGTAGATACAAAAAGAATTTTAAAAAGTATATACAAGACGAAAGATCAGACAGTGCAGGTGTTGCTGTAGAACAAGATTCAAATGAGTTGAGAAAAACTACTGCTGTAGGACACCTGTATATGTTTGAGTATAAGGCAAAGATGAGATGGTTGCCTTACTATGATAGATTCCCTTTAGTCTATGTGATTAAGTCTGTTAACAAGAGTGAGTTCTGGGGTGCAAACTTACATTATCTCTCTCCAAAGAAGAGATTGCTTGCAACAAAGAAACTAATGCAAGGTAGAATTGACTTACCTAAGAAGTGTTTCCATAAATATCTAACAGCACACGTAGAAGGTCTATATCTTGATCTTGCTGCTGCTGAATGGGACACTGCCATTCTTCTACCAACAGCAGACTTTGTAAAAGACCACAACAGAACGATGTTCCCTATCAAACAAGAAATGGTATGGGAAGATACAGATGAAGTTTTCTACGATAAAATCAAAGGTTCCAGAAGAATCAAGGGATATGGGACTAAAAAATCCACGGAGATGGCAAAGTAAATGAAGCACAGTAAGTTGGATGGAAAACCATTATCATTAGGTACTAAACCTGGACAAACTGTTCAGACCTCTAAGTTTAGTGACCGAAATGGTAGTTCAGCATTAGGTGTTGCTCAGAAAGATACTTTCTGGAAATGGGATGGTAAGTCTTGGAATGAAATTGAGAAAACAGAATTTATGGATAGTAAAGGTGGATCCACATCATTCTCACAGTTAGCAGAACCTACTCTAGGAAGTGCCACTGGTGCAAAACGTTACCCAAGAGATATAGCACAAGCACCTAATGCTGACTATGTTATGTTTGAAATGTATCAGTACCAACCTCCGTTCCAGAATATAAACAAGGGTGATACTAAAGATAATAGTACACCACTTGCAGCATATAATGAAAGTGCAACTAGAGCAGACTTCTATAAGAAAACATCAGAAAAACCTGTCATTCTATACATGCCAGAAGATATCTCTACTGGATACAAAGCAAACTGGAGTGGTAAATCATTCAGTAACCTTGGTAGGGATGCAATGGCTACAATGGGGTCAGGTGATACTGGACAAGTATTACAAAATAGTTTAAACACTATAGGTGATGCATTCTCTCAAGCAATTCCTAATGCAGCAAACAAAATAATTAGAGAAACTATATCAAAAATTACTGGTGAAAGTGTAAGTCAGAATGATGTCTTTGGTACAACTCGTGGTGTTATTCTTAACCCTAACGTTGAACTACTATTCAGTGGAACTGATCTAAGAAACTTTCAGTTAAATTACAAGTTGATACCAAGAAATAGTGGTGAAGCAGAAGATATTAAAGAAATATTAAAGATCTTTAAACGTTCAATGCTACCTAGATTTTCTGATGGTAGTGAAATGAAATCAGGACAAATTGCAGGAGCAGTCTTAAAATCACAGAAAAGGAATGCTGCAAACAACTTCATTAAAGTACCTAACGTTTGCAAAGTATCATTCATGCGTGGTGGTGGATTAAATAGAGATGTACCACAATATAAAATGTGTGC